CAGGAGACAGCACCGTCCAGGCAGATCCAGGAACCGAGCGCGACCTATTGAACGCACTTCAAACAATAGAAAACAGCGAGTTCGGTGGCTTTTACATTGATCCAGAAGGCAATGCCACATTCCTCTCACGCAATACCGTGGCACAAAAGGCAGATCAGACAGCAACAGATTTCTCAGACGGCGGAACCGGAATCTCTTACCAGGCGATCGATTTTGCCTACGACGACACCCTGATCTTTAACGATGTGACCGTCAACCGGGTGGGCGGCACAGCTCAGACGGTTCAAGACACCAGCAGCATCGAAACCTACTTCATCCATTCCGGAAAGCGCGAAGGCCTGCTGATTCAAACAGATGCCGAATCTTTAGATCAGGCAGCGATGATTCTTCAATCGCGCAAAGATGCAATCTTCCGAATCGATTCCATCGGGCTCAACCTGGCAGATGACACCGAAACCGCCAGGATCGTGGCAGGACTAAGTTTAGACATTTTCGATTTGGTTAACATTACAAAGACGACCCCGGGCAGCACTTCTGTTACGCTTGAGTTATTCATACAAGGAGTGCAACAGGACATAACGACCAACACATGGACGACCAGATTGTTCACAGCAGAACCTATAATTCAAGCATTCATCTTAGACTCGACAACTCAAGGAATATTGGATGGCGCAAATTCTGTGCTTTCCTACTGATTAAGGAGCAACAATGGCAAAGCAGACATTTACCACCGGTCAAGTTCTGACCGCAGCGCAAATGACATCGCTGCAACAAACTGCGATGTTAGGCGGAGCAGCAAACGCAAAGGTTGCTTCATATGTTCTCGTTGCAGCTGATGCCGGCGATGCAATTACAATGAGCAACGCAGGAGCAACCACGATCACAGTAAACACCGGATTGTTTGCTGCCGGCGACATTGTCACGATCATCAACATTGGAGCAGGCGCCTGCACGATTACAGCAGGAACGGCAACAGTTACGACTTCAGGATCCCTTGTTCTTGCTCAGAATCAGGGCGGCGTTCTTCGCTTTACGAGCGCAAGCGCGGCGATTTTCTTACAGTTCGCAACGCCAGCCTCTGGAGATATCGAAGGCGTTACTGCCGGCACAGGAATCTCAGGCGGCGGAACATCTGGAACTGTAACGATTACAAACTCAATGGCCACAGAGATCGCAGCAAAAGGCGATCTGATCGTTGGAACAGGATCGGCGACTTTTGACAATTTAACAGTTGGCGCAAATAACACAGTTCTCACGGCTGATTCAAGCACCGCAACCGGATTAAAGTGGGCTGCATCTGCTGGTGGTTCATCTTATGTCGCTGGAAAAAATGCTTTGTTTAATTCAGCCTACGATATTTGGCAACGAGGTACATCTTCAATAGGTACTGCTTACAATTATACCGCTGACCGTTGGTTGAATTTTCGTGATGGTTTTGCAGCAGGTGCAACTTTCTCACGAATTGCATCAACACAAGCAGGATTTAGATACGCTTTAAGAGCGCAACGAGATAGCGGAAATACAGGCACCGGACAGTTACATCTACGCCAAGGATTAGAAACTGTTGACTCACTTCGCTTCCAAGGTCAAACGGTGACATTATCTTTCTATGCTCGCGCAGGTGCAAACTTTAGCGCGGCATCATCGATCTTGGTTTCTACGATTTATCAGGGCGAAGGTACCGATCAACCAACAGACAACATGACAGGTTGGACTACTGTAACGGCAATCCCTCAAAACAATACATTGACAACATCGTGGCAGCGTTTCAGTCAGACAGTAACTATTTCAACCGCCAAAACACAATTGGGAATAGCAATAACTTATACACCAACAGGTACTGCTGGAGCTGCTGACAACTTTGACATCACCGGTGTTCAACTTGAGATCGCTTCAACGGCTTCAGAATTTAGCCGACAGACTGGAAGTTTTGCATCAGAATTATACTCTTGTCAACGTTATTTTTATATAATGGGAAATAACGGAGTTTCATATGAAGTCTTTACATCTAACGGTATTGCAGGCGATGGCGCATACTATGGACCAACAGTAACAAATCTTTGGTTTCAGATGCCTCAACCTATGAGAGTAACACCAACTTTTTCGCAGGTTGGTAGTTTTAGTATGCGTCACGGGTCTGCATCAACAGGTGTTGGAATTACGGCTTGGGGTGCTTCGGGTTCAACTCTAAGTCCTCAATCAGTTTGGACAACGGCAACGCTGGCTTTTGCTGTTGCAGGTGCGGGTAGCAATTTAACAGCAAATAATGATGGTACAGCAAGACTACTATTTAGTGCGGAGTTATAAATGGAAAAATACACTTACGAAATCCCAGTTAATCCAATGACTGAAGAACCATTTGATAATTTCATCAAAAGATCGGATGGGGCAATCATTCCGGTTGACGAAGCCAATTCAGACTATCGTGCTTATTTGGCTTGGTTAGAAAATCCAGAAGCCGGCAATTTCTAGGCTAACTCTTCCCCGAACAATCAAGGAGTAACAATGGGAATCTCAACCCGTCAAGTCACCGTCACTACATCGCCAACAGCACTTGTTGATGCAACCGCCGAAGCGGAAATGGTTTATCTGCACAGCGTAAGCGGAACCTGCTTCTTAGGAAACAGCGATGTCACTAGCAGCACCGGATACAGAATGGATAACGGCGACAAGATGGCAATTGAAAACAAGGCAAACGGAATCTGGGCAATTACAAGCTCTGGAACCGTCGTCATGAATGTGATCGCGATCGGGAAATGACAGCCCAAGATTACGCTGCTCTTGCAGTTGCACTCATCACCATTGTTGGTGCTTTTGCAACGGCGGTTCGATGGTTGGTCAAGCATTACTTGAATGAACTCAAGCCCAATGGCGGCTCAAGTGTCAAAGATTCTGTTGCGCGATTGGAGCGACAGGTTGAAGAAATCTATCGCATCCTTCTTTCAAACAGTAAATAGGGGAACAAAATGTCAGCACAATTAAAAGCATTTCTTGATGTGGCACGAGGCGAAGAAGGTTTTATTGAAGGCCCTGCCGAAAATCAAACGCACTATCAAAAGGCAAACCAACCGTGGTGCGGAGCCTTCGTCAATTGGGTGGCAAAGCAAGCAAAAGTGACATCCATTCCCAACTGCACATTTACCCCGTCAGGGGCAGAAGCCTTTCAAGCAAAGGGCAAGTGGGAAGATGCCGAAGTTGCCACGCCCCTGCCAGGTGACATCGTGTTCTTTGATTTCCCAGGAGATAATGTCAACCGAATCTCTCATGTCGGCATCGTCTTGCAGGTTCGAGATGATGGAACTGTCGTGACAATTGAAGGCAACACGGCACCTGATAAAAAGGGCGATCAGCGCAATGGCGGTCAAGTTTGCCGTAAGGTTCGCGCCTATAAGAAGAAAAATCGTGGGAAGTTACAACCATCCTTGCCCGTGTTCATCGTTGGATTCGGCAAGCCTACATTTAAGGAGTAATGATGTTTGACAAAGTAAAATTTGAAGCAATTGTTATGACCTACCTTCGGGCAGGAATAGCCTCAGTTTTAGCTCTATATCTTGCAGACCCAAATCAGCCTGTGAAGAATTACCTTGTGGCAGGATTGGCAGCAGTTGCCGGGCCTGTTTTGAAGGCGCTTGATTCCAAGTCAACAGATTTTGGCAGAGGAAGCAAGTAAAAAATGAACCGGGGGGAAATTTTAGATGAGGCAAAACGCCTCACACATACTGATCGTCAAAAAAACTATGGATCACCGTATGTAAATCACAAACGCATCGCCGACCTGTGGAGCGTGTATCTTGAAACTGAGATAACACCTTCACAGGTCGCTTTGTGTTTATGCCTTGTGAAAATAGCTCGTTTGATTGAGACACCTGACCATGAAGATTCGTTTATAGACTTGGCAGCATATGCCAGCATCGCAGGGGAGATTGAAACACAATGGAAATGATCACACTTGTTCCAACTCGTGGGCGACCACAAAATGCCGTTGAACTTTTAGCCTGTCATGATGACCTGTCATCTGCCTCACGATTGCTCTTTATTGTGGACTATGACGACCCAAAGGCAGATGAATATGTCTTTGAAGTAGGCGATGACTATGTGATCACCTGCAACAATGATTCACGCGGTATGGCAAAGCCACTCAATTATGTGGCACGCAAATATCAAGACAAATACAAGTATTTCACCTTCGTTGGCGATGACCACCGCCCACGCACCGCCGATTGGGATGCAAAACTCATTGCGGCGTTGCAACAGGCACCGTCACTTGCCTACGGCAACGACCTACTTCAAGGCAAGCGCCTTCCAACGATGGTCTCAATGACATCAGACATTGTTGGCGCACTTGATGGAATGGTGCCACCGAATATGAAGCATCTTTACCTGGACAACTTTTGGAAGAAATTGGGCGAGGATTTAGGCGCTTTGACTTACCTTGAAGATGTCATTGTTGAGCATATGCACCCCGTTGCAGGAAAAGCTGAGTGGGATGAGGGCTATCGTGAGGTCAACGCAGAAGAAGTTTATTCTGCCGATTTTCTTGCTTACAATAACTACATCAAATCTGAAGGCTATGAGGTCTTACTGAAGAAACTTCGCAAATGAAACAGGCAATATCCTTTTCTTTGTATGGGTCAGACCTTCGATACTGTGTCGGGGCAATCAAAAACGCCATCATTGCTCAAGAGATTTTAGACGAGGAATATGACCTCATCTTCTTCGTGGGGCAATCGGTGCCTTCCTGGGTAATCTCAACCTTGCGCCTGTTTCCCAATGTTCAAATTATTCAAACAGATGCACCTGAAGATCACACCGCCAAGTTGTGGCGCTTTCTTGCGTGTGAACTAGATTATGACTTTGTTGCCTTCCGTGATGCCGATGCTCGACTGTCTTTGCGTGAACTGAACGCCCACGAGGAATTCATTGAGTCAGGTCTTGATGCCCACATCATGAAGGATCACCCTATCGGTCACAACTACCCCATTAATGCAGGTATGTTCACAGTTCGATCTGCTTTATTCAAAGACATCCGCACCTTGATTGAATCGGCAGAGATTTCGGACTACTACACCCAAGACCAAGACTTCCTGAGAAATCTGATTTACCCACGGATTCAATTCTCATGCTTTGTTCATGACGAGTTCTACGACACAGATGTTGAAGGTAAATCCCTTCGCAAGCCATATCTGCTTGAACCTGTCAACCAGGTAAGTCATATTGGTGCAGCTTTAGATGAAAATGATAGGTTTATCTTCACCGTTGATCAACAGAAATCTGTGACTTTATCGGGTGATGATAAATACTTGTATGAGTGGGGGCAATAATGAAAATTCTAATCACAGGCGATGCCGGCTTTGTTGGGCGTGCATTTCATCGTGCGCTTGAAAAACAACGCCACGACATCACAGGCATTGACCTAGTAAATGGCAAAGAGGTTCGACATTTCTTCGCCACAGACAACACACAATTTGACATCGTGATTCATCTCGCGGCGATTGTCGGTGGGCGGATGACTATTGAGGGAAACCCTTTGTCAGTTGCCTCTGACCTTGCCATCGATGCAGACATGTTTCAATGGGCGCTGAGAACTCGCCCGAAGCACATTGTTTATTTCTCATCAAGTGCGGCTTATCCGATTTTCTTGCAAAGACTTGCCTATCAGCAAAAACTGCGCGAAATTGACATCAATCTTGAACACATTCGAACACCTGACTTCACCTATGGTTGGGCAAAGTTGTCAGGTGAAATGCTTGCCTCATATGCACGAGCTGAAGGTCTGAAGGTAACTGTATTGCGACCATTTAGCGGATACGGTTCAGATCAAGCACTTGATTACCCATTCCCATCCTTTATCGCACGCGCCAAGCGCAAGGCAGACCCATTTGAAGTGTGGGGCAGAGGAACCCAGGTACGCGATTTCGTTCACATTGACGATGTTGTTGGCGCAACTTTTGCAGCCGTGATCAATGATGTGGGTGTCATGAATATCTGCACAGGTCGCCCAACCTCATTCATTGAGTTGGCAGAAATGGTCATGTTGCAAGCAAACTATCTTGCACCTATCAAAAACAATCTTGATGCACCTATTGGTGTTGAATACCGCGTAGGCAGTACGACTCAAATGTTGCATGTATATGAACCAAAAATTTCTCTTGAAGAAGGCATTGCTCTCGCACTTGCCGAATAAGAAATCCCCCTCACCATCAGTCGGTCATGGTGAGGGGGATTTCTTTGTCTTTTTAAGCTAAATCCACTCCATCATCGGTGCAGGTTGAATGTCTTTGACGACCTCATAAAACTTGCCTGATTCGTGCAATGATCCTGCGCCCACAACATATCCATTGTGCTTAATGTCAACACCTTCACGCAATTTTCCCTTGAACTTGGCATCGGCAGGGGCGGTGTAATACAGATGCAAGCCATCGCCTGTTGCAACTGTGAATGTGTCTAAGTTCAGACCTTCAGTTGTTCCGCCGTTTCGGTAGTCAATGTCAAAGACAACTAAGTTTGAAGGGGCGCAAGCGATGCCAATGTTGAGCATGGGTGCGCGAGTGAACCATTTCTCAATGGATTCAATGTCAGTTGTTGCTGACTTATACCCATGAGTTGCAATGGGAAAGAATGGTGTCTTTTGATAAGGGGCAACAGGCAAGATGTGCCATCCTCTTTCGGCAAAGGCAATGGCAGTTGTAGCTTTTGTCATTTGATATATCCCTTCAAAAAGTCAACGATTACTTCGGAAACTGATTTGCCTTCTGACTGTGCCTTCGCCTTCGCCTTCGCCCATACTTGATCGCTGACTCTGACTGACCTGATTTTCTTTCCGACCATTACAACACCACACATTCGCTCATTGAACCCCAACACCAACCAAGAAACTCTGCATTGGGTGCATCAATTCCAACCCACCACAGATTGCTTGCAACTTGCCAAATGACAATGATTCCAACTGCAATTGCAATTGCTCGCACTTTCTTTCCGCGCTTTGTGATCATTAGTTCTCATCCGTTTCTTCTAGTAGTGCTGAAAGCATTTCAAGGTGATATTGCTCTTGCTCGCGTTCATTGCAAGAGTTTGCTTCTTTTGCTTGCTCTAAATGATAGTCAGCGACATCTTTGATTTTCATTCTGCACCTGCCTTTCTTTCGCAAGCAGGGCATTGAGTAAATGGTGTTTGATGCCATCCCCAACGATGTCCATTCAACATTGTTTTCAAATGTGTATCTTCAATCTCATTTGGAATTCCTGCATCAAACAGTTCTAGTGCTTTTTCTTTTGTAGTCATTACGCACCTGCCTTTGAGTAATCTTCAAAGTTAATTGAAAGTTCATATGTGTAATTGTGTGCAATTCTTTTATGATCTTCCATCAAATCTGCAACATAAGTGCGAACTCCGCCACCTGTTTTTGTTTCATAACCGCAAGAACATTCTGCATCGTAACCCCAAGTACCACGCATTGATGATGTGCGAGGCATCTTTTCTCCTGCTGACCAAACAAACCATTTGACTGTTACTTTTGTATCTGTTGCGACTAGCTTCATTTTCTTTCCTTTTCTTTGTAGGTCGTTCGCCTACAAGAAGAAAGATACTCTTATCCATACGGATGTCAATACACAACACAAACAATCTTTTGGGTGTCGGACTGCCCTGTGGATAACTTCTATGTCACCATTGGCGCATTCCAAAAGGAGAGGGGATGAATGATGCTTTTGGTCGTTATTGGGGGCGCAATCGCCGTCACAGGGCTTGTGTGGGGGCTTCTAGCCCTTGAGGACCGGTTCACCGCACAGATTACACGCTCAGAGGGTGGGTGGGGCTATTGATCAACCGAGACCCGCTCTTTTCGGTTCACAATGCCCTCAATGGCGATGTGGTCATTTACTTAGAAGAACGAGATGCCAACTGCGATGTGATTGAAGATGTCGTGACCCAGGTACCGATGGAATCCTTGAAGGCAATCAATTCATTGAGGCATATAGATTTGAAGTCAATTGAATCAGCTCGATTGATGGATAAAGCAAGGTCAGCCGTTCCTGAACTTGCAATCAAACTCGCAAGCGTGAGCGAAAGCGAGGCACTTACTTTGGCTGAACAACTCATCACCGCCGTCAAGTATGCACGCGCTATGCGTTCGCAGCCTTTGCCGACAAAATTGGAGTTGGTGAAGTAAGTTGGCAAATCCCAATGGTCGAAAAGGCGCACTCTTTGAAACTTCAGTAATGAAGTGGCTCAGAGAACACGGGGTCAGCGCCGAGCGACTAACAAAGGCAGGAAGCAAAGATGAAGGTGACATTGTTTGTGTTGTTGCAAACAAGACTTACATCTTTGAGTTGAAAAACCGCAAGGCGATCACACTTCCTGCCTTTTGGGATGAAGCCATCAAAGAAGCCAACAACTACGCATCAGCTCGTGGTCTTGAACAAACTCCACCTGCTTATGTCATAATTAAGCGCCGAAATGCCGGCATTGAAAA